CGGGGACGCAAGCGGAGATTATCGAACCGCACAAAGTCAATTTACAAATTACGCCATAATCTTAAAAAGTTTGCGGGAACACTTTGGAAATGACAGGGTAAAGCTCGCAATAAGAGATTTTAACCCACCTATTATAAGCAGAATTAACGCTTTTAATCAGAGAGTTAAGACAAATAAGGGCATAATTGATATTTACATAGATCCAAAGTGTGAAAAATTACTCTATAACATAGAGAATTTAAAGTTTAAACAGGGGACAAGTGAAATTGACCTCCCTACACATAAGGAAATTGAACAAAATCCGGAGCTTAAATATTTGGGACACCCTTTTGACGCTGCAAGTTACTTAATCGAGTATTATTGGGCGATTTTAGACACTAAAGGAAAGAAAAACAGGAGCAAATAATGAATTTCATTTATGAAGTTGAAGATCAGACCTATACATTATCAAAAGATAAGGCAAAAGAAGTAGCCGATACTATCGTTAAGCGTTATTCATCCTTACACGAGGCAAGAAAAACGCAAATTGACGAAACAAATATGTTGCGTGATGAAATTTATCAGCGTAAATCTTTTGAAGTTGATAAGGATAACGGTTATAAACGCTTTCGCTTGCCGGAGCTTACCGAATTAGCACAAAGTTTAAAGGCTCATTTATACGAGAATATCTATAAAACACCGGAGAGTATGTTTGACTGTCAGGGAGAGGACGAGGAGAGCCAAAGCAACGCCGGAACACAAAAAGCTATGCTTGTAAACGCCTTTTCTAAAATGAATTTCAGTCAAGAAATGGAAAAAATGACCGATAGTATTGTAGATAGCGGGGAGGCTGTTTTATATGTCGGTTGGGAAAAAAGAGTTAAGAGAGTACGCCGTAAAAAAACTATTCTTGAAAAGTTGCAAGATAATATTATAACAGGCTTTACGGCTTTAATGAATAATCCTTTAGCTGCAAAACTTGAATTTGAAAAACTTAAACAAGCAAAATCAAATTTTGTAGAGTATGACAGGCTCGTATATGACGGGGCAATAGTAAAATGTCTTGATAATTTGGAGTTTGTTTTTGATCCTTTCAAGTCGGAAGAATTAGAAAATGCCGATATGATGTATAGAACTCATAAAAGCTATGACGAAATTATCAACAATAAGAATTACACCTTAACGCCGGAGGCTAAAGAGGATCTTAAAAGGGTTGATGATGATTATGAGAGAGAAGAATATCAGATCAAAAAAGACGGGGACAAAGACAAAGACAAAGACGGCTTAATTGAGCTTATCGAGTATTGGGGCAATATAAAAATCAATGATAAAATGATCCGCAATTACTTAATTGTAGTTGCAAATAAAGAACATATTATCAGATTTGAGCCTAATCCTTACTTACATAAGCCTTTTGTGTACGGAAATATTATTGAAGATCCGGACACCCGCAGAGGCATAAGCCCGTTAAGAGTTGCAAAATCTTTAAATGATATTTCAAGCGAAATCTTATCAAAACAAGTATTTTGCTTGGATTTACAAATAAATCCGGTTTGGTTATCGCCTAAAAAAATGCTGGATAAAGATGTAAAAATTGAGGCTGGAAAGGTTATTGAATACGAGGCGGACGAACTCGCCAAAACACCGTTAAGACCGGAAAAACTTGATTTTTCAAAGGCTTTTACAGGTTTTGAGTTTATATCTTACTTTAAATCCTTAATTGAGAGAGCAACAGGCATATTTAAAAATATGGCTGGAGCGGAAGAAAGCAGAATGAAAACCGCAACGGAAACGCAAGCGATCGTTTCGGGACAGTCTGCAAGACAAAATCAATTAACCGATAAAATTTATTCAAGAATTGTAATTCCTATTGTTGAAAAAGTGGCGGACACTATCGCCAATGAACAATTTGGGACTACTAATATTTATCAATTCGACAAGACGAAAAACGCCGGACAAAATATACAAGTTACGGACGAAACAAGAAACGGAAACTATCGCTATATTTACTCTGACAGTAAGGCAAACGCAGAACGCACGATCAGATTTAAAGAAACTTTGGAAATGATAAGGGCGTTTTTAGAAGATCCGGAAGTAAATAAAGCCGTTGATAAGGTTGAACTCTTTAGAATGGCTTTAGAACAGGCGGATTTTGATAATACAGGGCGTATTATTTATGACGATAGGGAAGAAATCGAAAACGAAATAAAAGAAATCGACAAGCAAAAGGTGGTACAAACTTATGCAAATCAGACGCTTAACGGAGGAGCAGTTGTTGGAGGAGATCCGCAATTTGCACCTGATAACGGACAAATGGGAGTGCCTACGGGAATATTGCAATAGGCAGCTTTTGAAAACGATTAAAAAGGCTGATAATATCGCTTTTTTACAGGGTTATCAAAAGGCAATAGAGGATATTTTAAACATAAAGGAGTAAACAATGGACGAAAACGAAAACTTGGATTTGAACACGGAAGAAACTATCGAGGAAACCGACAACGGAAACGACACACCCGAAAATACGGACAATGTGGAAGATCCGGCGGTTGATGATCCGACTTCTGACGGTGAAAATGACGAGGGACAAGAAGAAAACTTTTTGGGAACTTTTAAAACCAAAGAGGACGCAGACAAAGGCTTTAAATCGGCTCAAGCAAAAATCACAGAACAGGCAAACAAGATTAAGGAATTAGAGGCAAAAATTAACGGCTCTGAAACTTCATCCTTGCCGGATCTGAATGAGGAAGTAGCAAAAGCAAAACAAGCTATATCTGCGGAGTACAACAACAGATTAAGAGGCTTGGGAGTTAAATACTCCTCCTATATCCCTAATGATGTTCAAATAAACTCTATCGAGGATATTGTGGCTAATTTGCCTCCTATTGACGCAGCTCGTTTTATGAACGAGTTTAATGCTATTCAGAATGAATGTAGCAATAAATTAAATAATGATATTGCAACGATCAAGAAGAATATCACCGCTAAATATGAGGAAATCAAAGCAGCCGATAAAGAGCGTTATAAGGATAATGAAACCGTTTTTAATGCGTGGTATAACCCGCCGGAAACGATCGAGGGAGTGGCTGAATTAGTTGAAAATGTACGAAAACAAGCCATTGAGGACTATATAAAAGAGCAAGCAGCAAAACAAGAGGACGAAAAGCACAAAAATAAGCTCTCTACTACTGCAAATACAAGCAATAAGAAATTTAATGACGGTCATATCTTTTCAAGAACCGAAATTGACAAAATGTCTAATGCTGAATTTGCAAAGTATGAGGCTGAAATTAGCCGTCAAGTCGCTGCGGGCTTAATAAGAGATTAGTACACTTTAAAATTATAAGGAGAAAAATTATGTCAGTAGCAACAAGATCTACAAAAACTTTAGGTGTTTTTATACCGGAATATTGGTCAAAGAAATTAAACAAAAAACTTGATGATGTCGGTGTAATGAAAGAATGTGTAAACCGTGAGTATGAGGGTGAAATCAAAAACGCTGGGGATAAAGTAAATATTCAAGAGGTTGGAGATATTACTATTAACACTTATGATCCGGACGATCAAAACTTTACAGGTATTACATACCAAAAATTAACCGGAACTACACAAGCGTTGGAAATCGATCAGCAAAAATACTTTGCTTTTGAAATTGATGATGTAACAAAAGCTCAAGCGAATGTAAAATTGACTGATAAGTATATTTCAAGAGCTGCATACGCAATAGAAATCGTTAAAGATACTTTCTTGCTTTCAAAAAGAGCAGATGTTGATAGCGGTAATGTTGTAAGCGGTTACGGAACATCATCAACAGCTTTAACAAAAGACAATGTTTACAAGATGTTTGTTGAGTTAAAGAAAAAGTTAAGAACTGCAAACGCAATTAACCAAAAAGGGAAAGACGTAAGCGGACGCAGACCGTGGGCGGTTGTAAATCCGGATGTTGAGGCTCTTATTTTACTTTCTCCGGAAATGAAAGATAGAGGATCAGCACTTGCGGATAAAACCGTAAGAGAGGGTACTGTTTACGATTTTTGCGGCTTTGATGTAATGGTTGCGACAAATATGAAAACTGTGTCAAATGTTGTAGAAGTTTTAGCTGGTATTGAGGACGCTATCACTTTTGCCGGACAAGTTTCTAAAGTTGAACACATCAGATCTGAAAAAGGCTTTAAAGACTATGTAAGAGGTCTTTACCTATACGGCGGTAAAACAATTTTACCGAAAGGTTTGGCTAAAGCGTCTTGCTATGTAGCGTAAGCGTATAGAATAGGGGCTATAATGCCCCTATTTTTTAATGTTTAGAACTTAAAATAAAGGAGTAAATTATGGCGGAAACTAAAAACGAAAACAAAAACGAAACTAAAGCAGCAGAAACTAAAAATGATAATAAAGAGCAAACAGTTGATGTAAAAGCTCTTTTAGACGCTCAAGCGAAAGAATTTAAAGCACAAATGGACGCTTTGGCTGAAAGAAATAATAAACTTGCTGAAGAATTGGCAAATTTAAAAAGCAATACTGCGGAAGAAAATAGGTTACTCGGCGAAAGCATACAGGCAATAGCAGAGGGTAAAGAACCAGCTCCAACATATAATCCATTCGCTCCAAACCTGTTATATAAAGTACATAACGAAACTGCCGGAATTGATACTATTATGACAGGGGATGAAGTTGAGGGAATTATTGGCGTTGTTCAAAAACACCTAAAAGAAAAACTTGTAAACGGTGAAAAAACCGTTGAAAAACATCCATACACAGTAACTTTGCTGGGTGATGTTAAAGATTTAAAAGAAAAAGACTTGAAAATATAAGGGGTTAAATTGTGAATGCTCTTGAAATAATCTCGTTTATTTCATATTCAAGCAATACGGAGGTTAGTAAGGTTAGCTCGTGGGGGGCTGTCAAAAGAGAGAGCCTAAACGGGCTTAACCGTGCTATCCGTGTTTTGTGGAACTCTAAAGAGTGGAATTTCAGACGAGAAATTATAAAACAAAATATTGATAGCGTGAATAATACTTATATTGCTATGCCTAACGCTTTGATAGCTCAAAAAGGCATAACAATAGATAATGTTGCTCTTGAGCACGATAAAAATATCCCGTTTTATGAAGAAACAACGGGAAAACCTACAAAATATTATATCGACAGGAACGACAAAATAAGATTTTATCCAGCACCGGACGGGGAATATGAAGTAACTCTTGAAACTTTTGATATGTGTCCGGTATTAGACGCAGAAAATAACAAAAAGACAAAATTTGAGGCGGCGGATGATGTTATAAATATCTCTGATCGTCTTATTGATTTGTTTGTGGACTGTCTTTCATATTTCTGCAATGAAATTTTAAACGGTGATCCAACGGATGAAGAATATCAAGAACATTTATTAAGATCATCAGAAGTATATAAATTGCTCGAAAAAGCAGATTTGGCAAGTTTTGATAATGACGATAGCAAAGGATTTTTAATGCCGTGGCAACAATAAGATTAAGTCAAAAAACATATAATAATTTCTCTGGTGGATATGCTTGCGAACAGGCATATTTAGAGGAAAAACTTGTATCTTTTATTGGAGATAGCAAGAATGTAGATATATACTCAACAAGCAATAATAATGGCTATGGCTTTAAAAAAATGCTTGGTAACTCGGTATATTTCACAATTCCTAACGAAAAAATAGTAAATCTTTTTAGCTATAATTACGCTAAAGATAAAGATTATTTAATCGTCCATACCGTAACCGATACGGAGGGGAAAATATATTATATTGACGATAACAGTAACTTGCACCTTTTAAAAAGGGGCTTGGATAATGCTGCTACGGAGAGTGCTTTTGTCAATTTTAGTCAAACTTTGCCGGATAAAAGATATTTGGGCTTATTTAGTAACGGATCGGACGCAATTATAAAAATTGAACTTGGGGCAGATCCGGAAATTGAGCTTATAGATGTAGCCGATAGTGAAGATCGTAGAATAAGATCTACTATGCTTGAGGTTTATTATGGTCGTGTATGGTGCGGCGTTGATGATAGGGTTCATTGGAGTAAATC